ATGTTCACAGCACTAGCGCGCCGCGGTCATCTCGCTTCTAAGGCACTCAAGAGAAGACCCGTATTGGCTCTGACCGCGTTGGTCTTCATAGTATTCGCTATCGCTGGGCCGTTAGGCGATATTGATTTCATTAATTCGGTCGCAGAAAGATGGTTCGGGCCTGATTGGCTAACCAAACTAGTCACAAGCCGATTCTTGCCAGTTACTGCTTTAGGCATCGCTGCGCTGCTGTTGTGGCAGATTTCAGTTGACGTTGAAAAGTCCGAAATGAGGGCCGCAGAACAGACACAGCGAGTAATCGACGCTGCTCTAAAGCCGCTCAAAGACGACATTATCAGCTTTCACCGTCTTCGCGATATCGATCGTTGCCTTGTACATCTCGACAAGGCGCTGACTTATGTCAATCAGGCGAGAGTAAACATCGAAAGGTTTGATCAAGAAGAACAAATACATTTTGGTGACACCATGGAAATGCAATGGCGGGATATCTGGCGGACAGCGATGGCGTACTGTGATCGCGCGGTCGAGTCCCTAAAGGTAGATGCAATAAATCGACCCAATATTATCCAAACAAACTGGATTGCTCACTCCTCCAGCGATATGCGATTTCGAGTTGTAAAGACTGCTGAGAATCCGGCTTACATCGCGCAGCAAAAAGAGAATATCCGAGTTCTCGAGCAATTTATTGCAAATACTAAGAGCATTGCGCTAAACTTTCAAAGCGAATTGCTTGACCGCAACAATCATTTAGATCGCTAAATTCTTTTGGCTAGGTGAACACTCCTATCCCTCCCACCGCTTCGACCCCTCATCATCCCACATCGGCCAGGCCATACCGCTGACGTAGCGGAACCGGTTCCAGCCCTTGCAGTCCAAGGAAAGACGGCAGCGACAGCGACGGTTCCAGAGCGAGTAATCCCCGCTCGTCCGCTCCCGAAGCATCTGCAGATCCACGAAGTCATGCTTGCTGCATAGCGTGCAGCTTACCGTCACGCGGACGCCAGCCTCTATCAAGCTATCGAGCGTTTTCACCCATAGCGGAACCTGTGGCGCGTTCTTTCCCATGTGAGAACGGAAGCGGAACAAATCCGATTCTGCAATCCGAGGCCGACGCGAAAACTGTGCAACAAAGGCGTTGGCGGTGTGGTTGATCGGCGTAAGCTGGAGTCGGCGATTCCGCAGATCGCCCATGATGGACCCAACTCCCCGGCCGGTTTATCCCTTCTCCGGCCGGGGTGTTTTCATTTCAACCTTGATTGCTAGGCTGGCTGTGGCGATCTGTTCGCTACCATCACCACCATATCCGAACAAAAGTTAACGGGCTGATGTGACGCAACGCACTTGGCCTTTGTTCGAAAATTGTCTCCGCTCAGAAGGTTATGGCGTTAACCTTATTATATTTGGGGCAGTGTGATGTCGGTCATGAACAGAGCGCGGCGGGTCGCTGCAAAGTTTGGGCTTGAAGTCTTTCGAGCGGAACCGATGACCGTCTGGCGGAAAAGGCTGCCCGCACTACTGAAAAAGAATGGCGTAGATCTCGTTTTAGATATCGGCGCAAATGATGGCGGGTTTGCCTCAGAACTCGTGCAAAATGGTTATGCAGGCAGAATTCTTTCATTCGAACCTCTACCGGCCGCATGGCAAAAGCTGCGCGCGAGGGCTCAGAAGGAGGGTTGCGGGCAGTGGGAAGTTGCACCTCGTATCGCGCTTGGCGCTGAGGACGGCGAGGTTGATTTCTATGAAGCTGCCAACAGCGTTAGTAGTTCGCTGCTTCCAATGCTGAGCTCTCATATTGAAGCCGCTCCCAACAGCGCGCCGAGACAAACGCTGAAGGTGCCGGTCAAGACTTTGGATGAAGTAATCACCGCGTTTGAAGCCAGGAGAGTTTATATCAAGATCGACGTACAAGGCGCCGAGCACCTAGTTTTGGCCGGAGCGCAAAGGACGCTTGAGGAAAGAGCAATTGGCCTGCAACTCGAGATGAGCCTGACCCCGCTGTATGAAGGCCAACGTCTTAATAACGAGCTACATGACGAGCTCGTGAGCAAGGGGTTCAAGCTTTGGGATATCGTTCCAGGCTTCAGGAATCCCGGCAATCTTCGCTTAATGCAGTATGACGGCGTTTACCTCAAATAGGGCATCCCAAAGGGCAGTCACCCTTTTTTGCAATGAGGCATCGAGATTAAGCTACACTGTCTGCCGCAGGCTATTTCAATCAGATCCTGAGCAAGTTCGCATCCAGCCAAGCCTTGATGCCAATGTTGCCATTGTATCCGCCGTTCCATTCCAGACTTAAGCCTGTGTCGCCGGGATGTACTGCTGATCCGCTTGTGTCGGTGCTGACGTAGTTCGCGAACACGGTGCGGTCGAAGCTGTTGCCAAGGTCGCAGAACTTCACATTCGAATTGTTCAGACCAGCGACGTAGGCACTTTCAGCAGAACGCAGAGCAACCAGAGCGCTTTCGTTGGCATCCTGCCTTGGCGTCGGGCCATAGATGATGATCTTCACGCCGGGATAGCGTGCAAGCGCCCATGTCACCATGGCAGTTACATTTGCCATCGACTGATTGGTAGTTAGAACCCCAGCATCGTTCATCCCGAGGTTGTAATGGATCACGTCCACCTGCGGGAAATTGTAGTCACCAGAAGCGCGCTTGCGTTCGTGACCATCACTGCGCGATCCACTGTAGGCTTTCAGGATATAGCGGCAGTCGATACCCTTGTTCTGATAGTATTGGTTTATTAGAAACGGGATACAGGTGTCTGTCGTGCTTGGCCCAGTGCCGTTCCAGATGCTGTCACCTATAAAGAGGTGCACCTTTTTGGCATCGAAGTTGGTACTATCGGCCAGGGCATATCCCGTCGTTCCAATACTAAAATAGGCGCTGTTACTTACGGTCGCACCCGCTGCATCGAGGCTGCTGGGATTAAGATCAAGTAGCCTAGAACGGAATAGATTGGCGACCGGGCGAGATGAACTGCGGAGAAATACATTCAAATCAACGCGGCCTGAGCGCGATGGCCCGACCATAAAGAATCGATCAATGCGTGGCTGTTGCCCAAGGCCCGCAGAAGCTCCCGTGGCCGGCACGCCGGTTTCGTGCCCCCCGACTTGCAGTCTCATGACAAAATTTGCCGTGCATCCAATTTCCACGCTCGCAAGAAATAACGCTCTGCCAACGCTGGGTCTGATGAGGTTACCAAATCCGTCAGTACTGCCCACTGCGACATTGCCGGGGGCGTTCGTCAAACCGGTGGCTTGTGGCGCGCTGTCCGATCCTTGCAGAATGTCTCCTTCGCGCAAAAGCAGTTCTTGAAGGGAACGATAACCGCGAACCTCAACAGGATAACCGTTCGCCATCACACAATCTCCGCAGAAGCTGAACCGGTGTAGGCGGCGCGGATCTCCACCGCGTCCTCACCGAAGAATGGAAAGTCGATCTGGTTTGCGGCGCTGGCCAACGTGTTGCTGTAGACCGCTGTCGTCACGGTCCCAGCACGGTTGCGGGCGTCTATGGTGACGGTGCCCGTGCCGTTGAGCAGCAGGCGCGGAAGGCCGGTTACAGGTCGCCACACACCAGCGGACAGAGCGCCGGGTAGAAATGTGCGTGCCGTTGTCGCTGATGCCAGCGCGGTGTTTGCAGTGCCCTGTGCCGCCGCAGCAGCGCCGACCGCATCATCCGCCGTATCCTGCGCATTGGCAGCAGCACCAGAGGCCGCAGCAGCCGCAGCGCGCGCCGTGGGATCGCCGCCCGCATCGTCGATGGCCTCGGCCGTCAGCGGATAAGGCGCGCCGAATACCGCCGCAATTGCCCCGGTCTGCCCACGCGCCGCCATCAGCATCACGGTGCGATCCGGCCCGCGCCATGCCAGTTCGCCCAGACGTTCGGGCTGACGCCACATCAGCACCGCAGCGGTCATGGCGTCACCGTTTCCGACAGCCGGATCAGGGCGTATTCGGTAACTTCGGTGACGGCGCCCGACACAGAGATCATGGCGTCGACGACATACATCCCAGGCTTCCAGTCGGCGGTGACTGAAGCCGCAACCTCGGCCTTCCAGTACGCCGGTTCAGCCCCTGTAGCCGCGACATACGTGATCGCAGGCGTCGCCTTTGTTGCCGCACTCTTCGGTGGCGGCTTGCTGCTGTCCGCCTCCTTGATCTTCATCGCGACAGTTGCGCCGGTATAGGCGCCGTCGACATCGACCAGATCGATGCGGATCGGTTCGCCTCGGTTGAAGGTGAAGGTGGTGGTCATGTCAGTTTACCTTCTCAGCCCAAGCAGCCACCCCGGCCACCTTGGCGGAACAGTCGCCCCACGCCGATCGCAGGGAGAGGATGTAGTCAAAGACGAGCCGGTCCCGTGCCGTCTGCTGATCCCGCGTGGGCAGGTCAGGTGCCACAGGTTCGCCAGCACAGGTCAGGAGGTCAGTCGGGGGCTTTGCCAGCGCCGGTCTTTCCTGTCCGCAGGCTCCTAAGCCCGTCAGCAAGGGGATCGTCGCCAAGAGCAGCAGCTTCGCGCGCATCTCTGTTCTCCTGTTCAATTCGTGCAGCCTCGGTTGCCGCGATCTGGCCGGCGACATCATCGGCCACGCTGTCCATGCGGGCGGCCTCTGCGGCATCATCGGCGCGGGCCTGCTCAATCTCGTAAGCGACGTGCCAGCGGTAGGCGGCGTAGACGGCGAGCAGGGCCAGAACGGCGGCTAGGAGGCGGTAAGGGAGCGTCACTGCTCACCATCCGGCGGGCAAGGTGGCGTCCCCTGCTTGACCAGGCGCGAACCGGTGGCCGTGGTGAACACGAAAACCCCGATCAGGATCGAGGCGACAGGCCGGTATGTCTCGGGGACCATCTCGACCAGCTTCTGCAGCTCGCTGGGGTAGGCCGCGAAGTATCCGGCGACGATGCCCGCGATCGCAGCAAGGCGTACGCTCCAAAGCTTCCAGACCTTTTCGGCCCAATCTTCGATCAGGTTCATGCAGGCATTCCTTCCTTGATCCATGCTGTGACATCGAACGACGGGCAGGCCTTCTGCACCTTGGGCCAATCACGGTGACCACGGATCACGATGCCGGGATAGCGCTCCTGATAGGTGCGGATCAGGGTGCGCAGCGTCGCCTTCTGGGCAGGCGTGCGGGTATCCTTCGGCTTCATCTTTGCATCGACGCCGCCGACGTAGCAGATGCCGATGTTGCCGGTGTTGTTGCCCCCGACATGCGCACCACGCTGATTGTCCTGCAGAGTGCGATGCATCGAGCCATCGAGTTCGATGACCCAGTGATAGGAGGTCTGGCCGAACTTCTCCCTGTCCCACTGGGTGATGGTTGCAGCCTTCACGTCGCGGCCTTCCGGCGTCGCGGCGCAGTGGATGGTGAGGTATTTGATGGGCGTCATTTCCCGCCTCCTTCAAGTTTCGCAGCCATGATCGCGAGATCGTTGGGCATGGTCGGATCGAGCGGGAATGCTGCCCGCATGCCCGGCGTCGTCAGGCCGATCAGTGCTTCAAGCCGTGCTGCCTTAGCCTCGCTCTCAGCGTGCTTTTTCTGGCAATCAGCCAGTTCCTGCTCGACCGTCGAGACGCGCTTGGTGAGCTCGTCGACGCGCTTTTCGAGGCGCTCCAGCAGGCGTTCGGTCCCTGCATCCAGAGCCGCCGCACGCTTGTCCATTCGCCCCCCAAAGTACTCGAACACCCATTTCAGCGCGAAGAAGCCAGCGCTCCCACCAACCCCCACGCCTGTTGCGGAGGCGGCAGCCTCGATGAGGGAGGTGCTATCGGCCACCGAGCGCGACCCCCACCGCAATGACCGCCAGCACGGGTGCGACCCAATCCAGCCACTGATCCGCCTCCGTCCAGACTCTGCGGTCGAACGGGCCCCACCACGGCATGTTTGCGCGACGGCCTTGGCCGAAGGTTTCTATCCAGCGGTATTCAGCTTGGGTGATTTCGCGGCCTACAAAAAAGGCGGCCCCGAATGCCGCCCCTGCCCACCAGTTTCCGGTTGCCGCACCGATGATCACTTGCACCACCAGCGCGCCGATTATGTGCCCCCACGTCATGACATCGCCTCCAATGCGGCAAGCCGCTGCTCTTGCGCCGCGATCAGGAAGAGGGAGAGTTGATCGACACGAAGGCCGAAGCGGTTGCCTGCGGATACCTCTTCGTCTGCCGACCACGTGTCGAAGGTGACGAATGCAGTTTCAAACACCGGAGGATCTTCGACGAACACACCCTGTTCGAAGTCAATCTCCTGCAACTGCTCGATCCCTTCATCCATAAGGATGCGAGCCACTTCCTGCGCTTTCACGCCAAAGTGCCACTGCGCGCCATCGAGCCACTGGTAAAAGCCCAGTTCATTGACGATCCGCTTGGCTGCGTTCAATTCGGCAGCAGTCAGCGGGGCAGCGCGAAACTCTTTCTCGCGCTCGTCCGACGTGTTGATCGTCCCTGTCGCCGCATAGACCGTCGACCAGCGCACCCCTGAACTGCCAAGCGTCTGCGCATTATCCGCTCCGGGCCGCACGGATCCGTCAGACGAAGCGATGCGCAGACGCGTGGTAGACCCAGTGTCATCGTAAACCTGAAAGTCTGCCGATGATCCAAGGCCGATGATCCAGCTGCGCGAGGCATTCTGGAACCGCTGCCAAACATCCGAACCGAACAGTTCGAACGTCCGTGCTGGTACGGTGTTATCGCCGATACGCAGCGGTCCAGCGAGCGCACTAGGCGCACTACCCGCCCCAAGGAACGCCCACTTGCCGGTACCACTGGTCATTTCTGACCGATACGCGACCGTCAGCGGCGCGCCCTGCGTCATGTTTCCGCAGTCGAAACCGATCGCAGCCGTGGTCACGCGGGATGCGTGACCTTGGTTGCCGCACTTGAAACCGACCATCGTGCCGATCGTGCCGGTGCCGTCCAGCAAGTCGACGTCCTGCGCGTAGAAGTCGAAAGCTACGCCGATGGTGCCGCTGCCTTCGTTGGCAATGTGCCACTCAACCCCGCGCGAAGTCGTGATGTTGCCGGTGGTCGAACCGAGCCGACCAAGGCGGTTGAAGCCCGTGATACCGTACTGGAACGTTAGCGTGCTCGACGTGTGCCGTGCCTCGCTTTGGCCGTTCATCAGGGCAACCAGGCTGCAGTCACTGCCCCCGGTCAGCATCGCACCAAACAAGGTCGCGCGGTAGTCAGTGGTGCCGCCAGAATGAGCGCTAAAGGTCGGGTAGACTTGCGCGGGCGTGCTGGTCCCCGCTGGTGCTGCGCCCACTGTGCGCGTTCCCCATGCGGTCAGATGATCTTGGACCGTGCCACCGTCAGCCTTGCCGATTAGGGCCGCACCGCCCGTTGCAGAAAGGTCGGTCGATTTCGGGCGTGCAACAAGCTCAGACTCGACGGTGCCGCCGCCGGCCACGCCGACGCGTGACGCGCCGGCTGTGCCAGAGAAGTAAGCCACAGTCGCAAGGGTGCGCTGGGCCACCGCTGATCCGGCGTTGTTGCGGTAGATGGTGACAGTGCTGTTGCCGTTGTCGACGGCGAAATTCTGACCGCTAGTAGTGGCGGCAAGCCCGGCGGATGTGCTGGAATAGGTCGGACCCACAGCAGCCTCGGCGACTGCTGCTGACGCGGCTGCAGAGCTTGCTGCAGCTTCAGCCGCAGCGCGGGCTCGGCGGGCTTCGCCCGTGTTCTCGCCAACATTCAGGACGATCGGCGATGTACCGAAGCGTACGGAAACCATCGTTCAGACCTTTCCAATCAGTGGGAACGCCGTGCCGAACAGCAGCTCCTTCGATCCGCCCGATGGCGTCAGATAAAAGGCAATCGGCAAGTATTCGACGCCGTCACCATCCGTGTCCGTGGGCAAGGAGCCCGTGCTGTTCGAGCCTGTCCCGGCGGCCAGAGATACGGTCCACAAGGTGACATCATCGCTGCCGTCATAGCTGGGCGAGTTGACAATGACGTTGGCCAGCACACTCGCAGCATCGGGCGCAGCACTGATCGAACCTTCCAGCGTGGCCGTCAGCCAGTTGCCATCGATTACGATAACATCACTCCAGACAAGGCCACGCGTGGCTGTTTTCAGCACGACGGCCGAACCGCCCTTCCCTCCGGCTGCAAGGGCCTGCAGCCAGGTGTCAAAATTGGTTTGCATTGATGTCTCCGGAGGGTTCGGACCTAGAAGTAAAAGTCTTCGTACTTCCAGCTTGGCGGAAGCGCCCCGCCGGCGCTGGTACCCGTGCCGCCAGTGGCAACGTCCGTCGTGATTGACCCGACATAGTGGCGAGTCGGGTTGTTGCCGCTGGTCGCAGCCGTTGTCGGAGCCTTGGTGGCTTTCAGACTGACCGCGCCGCCCAGCCTTCCACCATCATCGTAATAGACATGATAGGTGGTCGTGGCGGTCAGCGCCGTCGTACCGTCGTCTTCCGTCGTGATCGAACCGCCCGTCACGGTGACCGTGCGGTCTGTGTACGTGCGGGCATGTGTTTCCACCGTGATGGTGGTACCCGTTGCCTGGATCAGCCCGTCGGAAGGATCGCTGTCGGTAACGTAGCTGGTGCTGATCAGCTGCGTGATCACCTCAGATGGCACCATGGCATTGGCGCGTGTCTCGTCCCGCTCCTGCGGCGTCTGCACTGTACCCACCGCCGGCGGCGGAACGCCGACCTGCGCCAGCGCCGCAGCGTGCTTTGCATCGTTCTCTGTCCGGAAAGTTGCTGTCACTTCGAACGTTTGCGGGTTCACCTGCTTACCGATCAGGACCGCAAGTTGCCCGTTGTATCCTAACTGGGGAATGTCGAGCTCGTACGCCTCGCCCGGGCGCATGGCACGCCAGTGCGGCTGCAGCGGCAATGTAATCGGGTCCTGCTCGCGGCTATCCTCGATGACGTAGCGGGTGAGCTGTGCAGCCTGATCCACATCCTTTACCAGATTGAAAGGCCACTCTTGCCGCCGCTCTTCGCCATCTGCAGCCACGTAGGCCGCAACGCTGACTGCCTCTGCGCTCACTTGCTCCCAATTGCTGTTCGGGTCGGTGTATTTCGGCACCAGCGTGTTGAACCGGTCCGTATACCCTTTTGCAGCGATCTTGGAGAAGCGGCCTTCGCCAAGGTCGAATTCCGTAATCGTTGCCAATGCCACGCGCGGCCTTGCCCAGTCGAAGCTGATGAGGCCGCCAGAGAATACTGGCCTTCCTCCGCCGGCAGCAGCGATGTCCTTGAGGTTTTGCCACCGGTCGCCTGGTTCGAACACACGACCGAAGATTGTCCAACCATTGGCATCGCAGTCGTTCGCCCAAGCCGCGATCGCGGTCCAGTCGATCCCTTCATCGGGCTGACCAATGCCCATCACCTTCTTGCCGTTCTGCCAGCGCCCATATGCATACGTTCCGGAATGTAAGGCGGGGCATTGGGTCCACTCGTAAGTGGATTCTACGCCGATGCGATGGCTGCCTGACCCGCCCGGTCGCGTGCTATCCTTCCGCGGATCGTAAGCCAGCACCCATTTGCCATAGCCACCCTGCAACGGCACGCCGGATCCAAAGCGCTTGCCCTTCTTGTCGAAGTGCATGTTCCAACCGATCGCAGCCTGCCCCGACAGCTTTGAGCTGCTTGACCAGTCTGGCGCACCCGGCCAAGCGCCTGGCATCAATGCGCCGCTTTCCGGGCAGGCGCCCAATTGCGTGTAGAGATGCAGGTAGCCTGTGTACCAGCTGCTGATTGTTTCAAAGTCCAGGCGAGGCGTAACCGAATGAATTGGCCCGCCGTGAGAGTGCACAAACACCTGCCAGCGGAATGGATTGGGCGTGTCGCCTTCATAGCCATAGGCCCGATCGTATCGCAGCACCCCGCCACAGTAGCCTTCGCCCATCACATAGGGCGTGGGCGGTTCTGCCTGGATAACCACTTGGCTCACACTGCCGCGCGCTGGCGGAGGTTTTGTAAGCAGCATTCCTCCGATGCTGGCCAATCCCCCTGCGACTGAAGCCCAAGTTGCGATAGTCGTCAGCGTGGTAGCCGTCATGCCGAGGAAAGCCCCGGTCCCCACCAGCGCGGCGCCCGCGGTCGCGAAGATGGCGACGGCCCCGGCCACGATGGCAACAACCCGGAGCACCTTAGCCATCGGTCAGGCCCTCCATGCGCCAAGCAGGTTGTCGAGTGGCGCTTCCATCTCGATCATTCCTCCCGCCCAGTCCTGGTGCCATCCCAGCAACTTGTGCGTGCCGGCGCAGATCACGATGCCGTCCACGCCCTCGCCCGGCAGCACCGCAAGATCTCCCACTCGCATGAATGCCGGCGCGATCCGCTCGAGGGATGCTTGTGAATCGAGCATTGAAGCCACGTCAGCCCAACCGTTGCTCGCCATCGCGCGCTTCGCCCCGATCAGTCCGCGAATGCGCGGCAGTTCAGGGATGCGGTGGCCCATCTTGCGAAGGTGGAACCGCGCCATGTGAACGCACGTAACCGCCTTCTTCCAATCGAATGGCCGCGCACGGTACTTCGTCAGCGTTGCCTGTGTGGCCCGCTGCCGGCGGATCAGATCCGGTACCATCGATTCAGTCCTCAGTTGATTTGGGCATATTCGCCGCCGCCGGCCGCCACAGCGCCGTATCGATTGAACAAGCCACCCACACCGCTCGTCGCACCGCTTGTGGTCTCAACACCCCATGCCACCGGGATCGTAAGGCCATTCCCGGCGTCATGCCCTGTCTCGCCGGGCCACACCGATTTGTGGAATGACGGCGAAAGCGTGTTGCCTTCGTTCCGATTAAACAGCCGCTCTGCCAAGCTCACAACACTACAGCTCAGGTCGCGGCGGTCCTTCTCGATCGCCAGCTCGATCTGATCCAATTGACCAAGAAACATCAGGGTTGGCGTACCCACGACAGATCCGGTCGCCTGATCATATTCGGCAATCCACACGTTCACCCGCGCGGTTTGATAGCCCGGCGCCGCGAGATCGTTGGGATTCACGCCATCAGGCGGAAGAAAGGTGGCGTCAAAAGCTGGCACCTCGTCGCCGATGTCTTCATTGACTTCGCCAAAACTCGCGATCGTACCGAACAGTGGATCCTTCGCTCGGAAGATCTCGGTGCCCCACTTGATCAGCCCGCCATCGCACAGGCGCACAGTCGCCTCGGGCAACTCGATCTTGAGCAGCCCGGCCAGTGCGATGTTGCGCATCAGTCTGATTCCTCGAGCGTGAAGCTAAGGCCAGATACCCGTCGGTTGACCGGCAAGGACCAGTTGACGTCACTGGTCACAATGCCCTCGATGGTCGGCCTTGATATCAAGACGTTGTCGTTATCAACCAACACCACGCGCAGCGGCGGCTCAATCGACAAAGAGACCTTGCCGTCGCTTCCAACTCGCGCAGCTGTGGCAACGTTGTGCAGGCAGCGGGTACCGTCTGCAGCCTGAACCGTAAGCCATACGCCCTGCCGTACCATAAGCCCGGGTGTCATGCCCTTGAGCGGAAGCGTGGTTCCTGCCGCACCCGTTCCGTCAACGTTGGCTGTGCCGCCTCCCTGCACTAGACCCATCAACGGGTAGGCCATTCGCAGCCCTTCGCGCTTTGCGCGCAACATCAGTGCCGCGAAACGCCGCGCTTTCTCGGGTTCCATCGTTGGGAACGCGGTTTGCAGGCTGAAACGGCTTCCAGCGCGGTTGATCCGCAATGCGCCAGCACCAGAGCCAGGGCGTAGAACCATTCCGAAGTCCAGCAACTGCGGCTGCGCTTCGCGCGGCGCGAACTCGGCAGGTAGCTCGATCATGCAAGACGCCTCCGGCCCTTACTCACCACTTTGCGATAGCCAATCTCACCGCCAGCCTGTGCAGCTACTGCGTGGCCCGCGTTGATTTGTGCCCACCATTCCGGCGTCAGTAGATTGCCGCGGAACTGGTTTACGACGGTGCCCCCGCTCCCGCCACTCAAGCGATGGTTCGGGACGATATGACCATTGTTGCCGGCGACGAACATTTCAGGGCCGCGTTCGCCAACCATGTACATCTGCCCTGCATTTACAGGACCACCCCACGCTCGCCGAGGCGTGTTGATGTTGGTTGCGATCTTCGATCCAAAAGCGCCAATGCTGCCAAGCTGTAACCCCATCTGAAGTACCGCTGACAAGATGTTCAAAACACCCCCGCCTTGTACAGCACTTGCCATGCGGTCGAGCGCCGCAACAGTATCAGTGGCCATGTCCCCAAAGGACTTCGCCACCTGCACCGTCAACGCCCCACTCTTGTCTCGGAAACCGCGCATACGATCGTAAAGGTTGTCGAGACCTTCCCCGATGGCGTCCACATCCACCTTTGGCTTATCATCAGCCATGATCTCGCCAACAATGCTATTGGCAGTGTAGCCCTCGAAGGCTAGGCGCTTGCGCGCTTCCGCAGCTTGATCAGCAGTGATCTTGCCGCGCTCGAAGGCTTTGGCAATCAGGTCGAGCTCTTCTCGATACTTCCGCAAGGCCTCAACTTCTGGATAAAGTCTATCCTGCAGGTCATTCAATTTGCGGTCGAATTCATCAGCTGCCTTTTTGGCCGCGCTGACGCCGCCGCCTGAACGGCTGCTCCCGCCACCCGTTTTCTTGCTGTCTGCCTTGAAGTTGGCCGGCACGAATGCCGTGTTCGTGTTGCGCAGCTCTGGAACGCCCGTGATGCTGTAATCACGGAAACTGCCTTTAGTATCGACTTTTCCGTCGATCTTCGCGATCTCGTACCGGAACTGGTCAGCTTTCCGCCGCGCATCTGCCTTCTGCGCCGGGCTGCTCAGGAAGCCGTTAGCAGTGTTTTCGGCCAGCCCAAGCCCTTGCTGAAGCTTAAACCGGCGATAGGCGTTGACTGCGTTCATCGCCGCCCTCGCCACAGTGTCGAGGGCATTGGCCAGCGAGATAATCACGGCCGAGTTCTCGACCACGAAATTCGCAAGGCGTACCTGTAGCGCGGAATTCAATTCACGCAGCTTGGCTGCCGTCTCGCCTACTCGCGAGATGTCGCCATTTGCCAGCACCAAGCCTGCCTTTTCGGCTTCGTCTCCCAGCTGATTAAAACTCTGCCCGCCGTCGCGTAGGATCGGTGCCAGCGCTGAAGCCTCGTCGGCAATGGCCTCCATATAGAAGGTCATCTCCTGCTGGTTTACCCCGGCCTTCTGCAAGCTTGAAACGTAAAGCTGCAGCGCCTGCGGCCCCGACAGATTGCGGAACTGCTCGGCTGTGACGCCCACCTTGGGGCCAATCACGTCGAAGAAGTCCTTCAGTTCGCCGCCGCCGGTCTGCAGGAATTCGCCAACCTTGTCGTTTACGTCCTTGTAGATGTCGGCCAATTTCTCCGACTCGATACCAACAGACTTCGCGGCATATGCCGCGCGCTGGAACTCCTCGGTACTGGCGTTGGCCAATTTGGAAAGCTGACCAATGGATTCTGCATAGCGGATGCTTTCATCTACTACCGAACGCAGCGTGCTGATAATTTGCCCGGACGCGAAGGCTGCTGCCGTGGTATAGATCGCCTTTGCCGTGCTGCCGATCTTATAACCGGCCTTTTCGGCACGGCTTCCCAGCGCTTCGACCTCAGCACCCGCACGCCGCGCGCCCTTCTCGAACGCAGCCGTTTCAAGCCCCAGCGCAACGCGCAGGCGGCCAATCATCTCGCTCATGGCTGGTCCTTAAGAAAGTTAGTCGTTACCGTCGCGGCCGCAGAACGGTGAGGAAGAAAAATGCGCTGCATAGCAATCGCCATGCTTTTGAGTCTCACAGGATGCGCCACTGCATCCGAAATCAGCAGCAAGGCTCCCGCTCGAACTGCAGATAGCGACAAGCCAATCGACGTTGTCAGTCGCTGTTTGCAGCTAGAACTGGCTACCGCCCCAATTACGTTGCCTGACGGTCGCACCGGCTTTCTTATGGATAACGGCCGCGGCGTGACACTGGGAATCGTCACAATTGAAACTCGCGGCACCGGCACGCATCTGGAGTTGCGAAAACAAGGAGCGTTAGCTTTCGGGTTCCATCGCTGGGACCCTTGCCTTTAGGTCAGGCTGACTTTGTCTTGGAGGCTCGAAGAGCAGCCTTCCAAAGACGAAGCCGATCAAGCCGTGCCTCGGCAGCTGCTTCCTCGTCGACTTCCTCGTCGGGCTCACCTTCCAAGTCACGTAGGGATGGCATGCGCTGTACGCGGCTCAGCAGTTCACCGTGCCAGACGGCCCACGCTCTGCGCCGGCGATAGCCTCTGATGGCGGCAAGGATAGTGCGCGGTGTCTGGTGCCAAAACCGGTCAGGATCCTGACCGGCCTCGCACCAACCAATCAGGACTTCGTCCCAGTCCCACCGCTCTTCCGCCTTGCCGCCTTCGGAGGGTTTTTATCACCTTCCTTCGTCACAGCAGGTAGTGCGCCGGCAAGCGCCACCAGGACAGCCTTTGATGCGGCGTCTTCCTGCAGCACTACTTCCGATGCACGTTCCAGCGTCATCTCCTCGCCGCCACCAGCGACGATCTGGTGACGTAGGAGCGAAGCCATCACCCAAAGGTGCGTGTTAGCCCGGCCAAGCAGCTCGAAGATGCCGAACCCGGTTTCCTGCTCTGCCTTCAGCAGGACAGTGACATTGGCGACAAGCTTAACCTGCCTGCCGTCCAGATCGAACTCAGCTTCGCCTTTCAGCGCTACCGACACGATCAGGCGCCAGCGTCAGGGTCGATCGCGCCCGAAAGCTTGATCGTCAGCTTGCAGGTCTGCTTGCCCTTCACCGGCAGGGCATCAACCTGATAGCTGGTGACGACGCCTGCAGCCTGCAGCGTGTCCGATCCGCTGGCTGCGTTCTCAGTCCACTGCACGTACTGCATGGCGCCAGAAAGGAACGCCGTGCGACAAGCCGTATCGGTCGCGCTGCCTTTGGTGTAGTTCATGCTGATCACGAGCTCGCCCGGATCGTACACGCCATCGGGCTCAAATTCCATCGCACCGCCCGGGCTCGCGTGATCCGTCACGTCATTTGCTTCACGCGACATATTGGGCGGGCCGACATCGAACACGCCGTCAAGCGTCGTCGTCGGCGGGTTGGCGGTGCCGATCTTAACGACCGTTCCGAAAGTCTTCATTCAAAGCCTCCTGTCAGGCAGGCCATTCAGGCCGGTGAGTGCAAAAAGATGTAGTCTTGGCTGATGCGGAACAGCGTCGCGCCGCCGTCTTGCTCGCCTTCGTCAATCCACTGTTCGCCATCGAGGAAGCCTTCTTCGAACTTTGTGTCTCCGAAGGTTGCAGCCTGTTCAAGGCACGCTCTTACAGCCTTCGAAAGCGCGTCTGCTTCCTCGTCAGTCGCGCCGTAAGTATCAATCTGGATGCGAGGCTCGTCTTCGCCAGTCGCGCCCCCGTGGTAATAGTCCCGCCCCGGCGAAACCATCAGCAACACAAGAGAGGGCAAGCCATCTTCTCGATTACGCCCGCCCCAGCTGACGCCAGTGCAGCCAGTCGCTTCCACTCCGGAATCGGCCAGCAACCGTGCACGCAGGTCCGCTTCCATCCCCATGTCAGAGTCCGCCTCCCAGGCGAGCCACTTCCTTGGCCAATCCGGTCCAAAGGTTGTCGCCGAGCCGGTTCAATGCGACCTGCCCACCTTCGCTGTCCCAGGCCGGGCGCATAAAGGGATAAGCGCGAATGCCTTGCTTCCAGCGGCCGTATTCGAGGAAGCGAGCGTAGACGTCAGGTCTGCTTCCGATCTGGTAATCGTACTGCGCTTCCTGCAGGCGCCCGCGAACTCGACTGCGGCGATTGGTGCGCCGAGGCCGGTACGTGCCACCCTTGCTCTTGACGTAGATCAGGGCGGAAAACGTCGAGTGATCGTTCCGCATACGGTCGACCCGCACGGTGATGTTGCGGGCTACCGCACCGCTCTTCTTGCGCACTATCGCCTTTGCCTTGGCAGCAATCGGCCTGGCCGTGGCACGCAAAGCCGCTCTGCCAACTTTCTGGGCAGACTTCGTTGTCAATTCCAGCAGCGCCCGATCGAGCTCGCGCCCGCCGGTGAAGGAGAGATGTTCTGCCATCGTCAGTGACCCGCCGAAACCCGAATGCAACGTTTCAACAACGGCGAAACGATTGCGAGTGCGCGGTCAGGATTGATGCCGAGGATGACCATCACTTTCGCCGCCGCACATAACACCGCCACCGTGCGCGTTCTGACATGCACGGTAAAAATCATGTTTGTGGTCCTGCACATCGTCAGCCCCTGCTTGTCGTCGCAGTGAATTCTATCTCGTAAGGGACAGGCGAGCCGATTGGCGCGATGCCCGTCACGTCGAACGTAAGCCCGTCAGCCATTACGATCCGGTCCTTAGCCGTGATGCTCTTGGTTTCTGAATCCGCCAGAGTCCGGAAGGTCGCTGTTTGAATCGCGCCTTCCACTGCCGCGCTACGCCGCTCTGCGCTGCTGCCCCATGTGACCTTTGCCAAACGCGAGAACAGTTCGGACCAGTCTGCTGCAGCCTTACCGCCCAGCGCACTTCGCGCCGCACCATTGCGCTGAAAACTGATGCGCGTATCGCGCTGCCCAGGCGGCAACATCGGCATCAGATGATGATCCGACGCAGCGGCCGGAGCATGGCGGCAACAGATGGCGTCAGGCCGCCGCTATCCCTGTCGCGATACATACTGGCCACGGACATCAGGATCGCCTGCCTGATCTGCGAAAGCTCTGGGCCGGTCTCGAATCCCGTGGTGAAGTTAATCGTCACCGCGTTCGGCACATTTGCCGTGCTAGGCAAATCCTCTTCGGGATCGCGAAAAAGCCGCTGCGGCACGCTGACAAGGTCATGAATGTACACCGCATCGTCGAGAGTCCGAACGACACGATCAGGATCGATGTACTGGATGACGCCGATTTCAGTAACCGGGCCAAATGACAGCTCTACTTGGTCAGTGAACCGATCAAGCGTCAGCTTCCACGTTTGCCCGCCGACCGCCTTGCCGATGTAATCCTGCACCAGGCAGGTGGCCACCGTAATCCAGTCTTCAAGTTGGCTGTCCCAGTCAGCGCTCTCAATCCCGATGTGGGCTTTTGCCGCCGCCACGGAAACCGGCGAGGCCGCCGCCCCCGTTTGAAGCTGAAGCCCCACGCTAACCTCCAACATAAAGGGGCGAGCCATCGGCCCGCCCCTCTTTCACGTCTAAGCCTCGCAAGCTGAATCTTACGAAACGACCTCGTCGACAGTGCTCAGGTCATTGGCCGTGGCAGCGCCCTTGCGCGGATCGAAGCCCAGCACGATTGCCCCAGCATCACACGCAGCGGTGGCCACCGTCATCGATACTCTGAAGTAATCGAAGCCGTTATTTATATCGAGATCGGCGTGCTGGATATTGATCAGCGCCTGCTTGTTGTCATCGGTCCCGGCCTTGGTCAGCTGGGTGATGGCAAGGCCGGAAACATCTTTGGCGCCGGTGCCGCTGCTGTCGCTTGCCTGTTCGATCTTGGCATCAATGGTGGCCGAAGCTCCCATATCGCCCGCCATAATAATGGCAAGGAATGCGCCGAACTTCGCAGCGTGAATCCAACCCGTGGTCTGCGTGCTGGCAGCATAGGCATCAGGATCGATCACGCCGACGACACCGGCCCGAGCCGATGGATTTGCATTGGGAAACATGGTTTGAACTCCCGCTTCTTGGGAATGGACCGGCCCGCAATCTTGCGGGCGCGATCATTCAGGTTGTGTCAGATGCGCCCGATCAGGTGCGTTCGGCCAGTGCCACGAAGTGGCTCTTGGTCGCTGAACCCTTGGCCGGGGTAACTGCCGAAGACAGGACCGGCTGACCGCCTGCACGGAACGTCCAGCGGAAAGCTCGAACGTTGTAATCGAAGTACAGGTGGATTGATTCGGCAAAGTTCACGCCGTTCTGCTTGCGGAACGCTTCGTAACCCGCCGGGTTGATCAGCTGCAGGTCGCCCAGGTCGCCGATGGTGGTGTTGTGTTCGGTGAAGAACAGCGGCAGGCCCATCAGGCGGCCACCCGGTGCCTCGCGGTAATCGGGATACCACAGCGATTGGCCCTGCGCGTTTTGCAGTTCCATGATCTGCGGAAGGCAATCGGCATTCGCCAGCCAGCGGCCATTGGCGGGATTCAAAAGGCGCGAGAACATCTTGGCCACGTTCTGACGCACGATGGAATCTGCCGCCTGCCCTGATTCCTTGGCCACGCTGACCAGCGCGTCCGAAGCCATCCAGCCCAGCGGCTTTTCCACGCCATCGCCAAACATGAACGCTTCAGCCAGCTTCCAGCGGATTGCTGCTGCGGCCTTGTTTGTCACGAGATCGGCGGTGCGCGGCGCGTCTTCCAGCAGCTCTTCGGTCGCCAGAACGAAAGCGTAAAGCTCGCCCAGCTTGGTTTCACGCGGGGTGAGAGCGGCCTTGCTGGCGTTCATCTGCTGGTTTTCGCCACGCCAATAGGCCTGCACGCCCGAAGAACCCCAAGGCGTGGTTTCATCGCCCAAGCCCACCACGCGGTTGGATGCCGTGGGCGAAGGATCGATCATGCTGATCAGTGGATCCATATCGTCATAAACAAGATTGACGATCTCCTGCCGGAACTCGGCAGGCACCAGATAAGAACCAGCAGCATCGCCAGTTTCGGTGTGAACATTGCTGGGCGCCGCAAGGCGGTCATCTACGCGGAACGAACTGCCGGCAGCCGGATTGGCAAGCCGTACGGCATTGGCGAATTCTGCGATGTTCTTGAACCCGCCATTGTCCAGCCCGGCCTTGGGCGTTGCCGGCACGGTCGGCGCCGCTGCGGCAATCGGATCAAGACCGATGGCCGATGCGGACTGCATCAGCTGCTCGGCACGCTGGATCTGGCCGGTCAGCCGGGTCAGCTGAGCGGAGTCGGCCTTGTCGGCTTCATCCTCTTCTGCAGTCAGATCGCGGTTTTCATCAATGGCCGCCTGAAGGCGGTCCTGCTGGCGCTTGGCTACTGCGCGCGCCTCGTTGCGCAGAACGGCGAGGTTCATAATCTAACTCCTGTGTCGCCTGGTTGCGGGCGCGCGCGCCCAAATAAAAAGGGCGGCACCATGCCGCCCTTCCTTCTTCCAATTGGAAGTCGCTTTAGATCGAGGCCCTCAAATGCTGGCGAGCACCTCGGAAACCGCTGCCTGACGTCGCATCAGCGAAAGCCGAGCACGGCTCGAACCATACTTGGCCACGACATCGCGCAGGGTCATAACCCCGTCGATGGCGCCGCGCTGCGCGGCCTTGGTGGCAGAAAATGTCTTCCCGGTGCCGTGGATATCGGCCACCTGCCCTGCAGAAATGCCGCGGCCTCGCGCAATCGCAGCCACGAAGTTCGTGTTGTATTCGTCGACAAACGCCTGCAGCTCGGCTCGGTCCTCTTCGGCCAGTGGGGCATAGCCGTGGCCCGCAATCTTGTCGGGATGCGATGCAATCAGCGTCGTTTTCAAACCCAGCTTTTCTTCCAGCCCGGATTGGTCGACATGGCCAGACCGCACACCCACACTGCCCACTTCGCCGCTCGGCGTGCAGTAGAATGCGCTAGCCTGCGTCGCCAGCCAGTGCGCCGCCGAATAGGCATAGGTATTGGCCACCGCGACAACCGGCTTGGCACTGCGCGCTTCGAATATCGCATCGCCCGCTTCCTGCGTGCCGAACACGTAACCACCCGGGCTTTGGATATCGAGCACGATTGCACCGATCTTGGGGTCTGCTGCAAGAGAACGCACCCGCTCGGCCAGCACGTTCGTTTCGGTTCGCACGCCCATTCCTGCCGGGCCGATCATGCCGCGGATGGGCACGATCGCCGTTGCCCCTTCGCGGATCGGATCGGGATTGGCCGCTTCCTTGGGGCCGCCGAATGCAGCGGCAAGCTGCAGCATGGAAGCGGGCAGGATTGCTTCGATCGCGCTCTGCTTCATCCAGGCGTCAAGATAAGCCGGATGCATGGCAAACAGCGTGCCTGCAATCGCAAGTCGCGTCATGGGGTCATTTCCTTCATGATCCTGTCAAGTTCGGCCTCGCGCTCACCTTCCGGCATCGCCATCAGCGCGGCTACGATCTGCGCAACACCATCTTGCGGGGCGGTCTGGCCACCGGTCACCGTATCGGCGGCGCGATTGCTATTCAGCGGCGCGCGTGGGTCAGTCGACCAATCTGTCTCATACGCCGGCAGGTCGAACCAGTTGACGCGGATATCGTCAATCGAATGCGTTCCCGCAGTCCGCGCCAGCACTGCGTTGCGGAACTGAGTCGCGCTGTCGCCGCGCAAAAGGCTGTCCAGATTGAACCGCGCACGAATGCCTGCCAGCTTCATGTCGGGCGGCAACAGTCGCACAGTCACACCCTGTTCAATCCGGCGCACCCAAGGGCGCATGGTGTATTTCACGAACGCCAGCGCTTCCTGTTCTTGACTGCTCGCGTTCCCCGCATCTTCGGCAATCATCGACCGGGGAATGTGCCAATAACGCGCCATTTCCATAGTGCGCTGCTTGATCAGTTCTGTTGTCTGCGCATCGGCATTGGTGCTTTGTGTGTTCGAAAAGGTCAGGCCCTGTTCAAGAACCGGTATGCCGCCGTTCTTCCACCTCCGAATGCCTTCGCGCAAACGCTCGATCGATTCCTCAGTCAGTTTGTGGTCGGTCGACAGGACGCCCGAGAATCGCAGGTTGTTCTTGAAGAACGATCGTGCGCCCAGTTCCAGCGCCAAGGCGAATTCAATCGAACCTTTGGCCTGCTGCCACGGAACCAGCGGCTTGGCCGTGCTGTCGGCCAGGCCGGAAAACCAGAATAGCTGCTGCGGCACGTACTGGCGCCGTACGCCATCGGCCGTGTAATCAACCGAAAACGAACGGTCACGCCACGTTACCGAAGTCCCGCGTGGGTCCAGCGGCCACAGCTCTACGTTGTCCATGCCAACAGTCGGCTCGGCAAAAGCAATCCCGCGCAGTGCAGCCGTATAGGCCATGCTCGCCCAGAACTCCGCCGCGGTCTGCAGCGGGTTTGGTTCCAGCCCGACCACTTCGCTCATCGAAAGCGAAACCGGATTGTTTTTCGCGTCAACAAAGCCGGTCTGCAAACTGCCCACGGCCTCGGCAATGATCGAACAGCAGAAGAACACCGCCGAAGCCCGCGCCGCCTGCTCTGGCAAATTTACGTCTGCAGTCTGTGCCAGGAAAGACAACCACTCATCGCCAAGAATCGAGCGGTCCATAACATTCGCAGGCGCGCCTGCAGCCACCGCCACACGCCCATTACCACCGCCAACCCGCCC